CTAAAGAAGCTGATGAAGTAAGATTTGCTTGTGAATTCAAAATGGGTGTAAACATTGCATTCCCTGATGAGATTGTTAAAGTAATTATCTAAATATAAAGGGGAGTTGAAATATACTCCCCATTTTTTAAAACAATAAAATAATATAATATGCCGTGCGTATTAACACAAGGATATACCTTAGATTGTCGTGATTCACTAGGTGGAATTACGGAAGTTTATTTTATTGCAAGTTCAGATGTAACTTCTACTACCGAAGCTAGTGGTGTAATTACTGCATTAGTAAAGGCTACAGGTAAAAGATTTTATAAATACGAATTAACAAAAGGAACATCAATGTTTACAGAGAATGTGGCATCAAATGTTCAAAATGGTACTTTGTATTTTACTCCTGAATTGACAATAATTTTAAATAAGCTACAAGCAAATACAAGAAACGAAATCTTGTTATTGGCACAGAACAGACTTGTAGCAGTTGCAAAAGATAATAATGGTAAGTTTTTCTACTTAGGTAAAACTAGAGCATTAGATTTGACTGCAGGAAACGCAACATCAGGAACTGCTGAAGGAGACAGAAGTGGTTACACTTTGACTTTTACAGGTGCAGAACCTGCATTAGCACCTGAAGTAAATAGCGCAGTCGCTGCTGCACTTACAACTGCAGGATAAAAGTTTGTAGTTTTTCATAGTTTAGTTCCCCTACCCTTAAACAAGGTGGGGGTTTTTTATTTTATATGATTGATAAATGACTTATATATGATTGATAAGTGTCAAAAAGTCAAGTTATTGACTTACTTTATTCATTTTGTAAATATTTATATAAATGCTATTTATAATTGATGATACATTTAACTAAAGGCGAAACTAATATTATTGTTATGACATTAACTGAAAAGCAGTTACTGACTAACCCTAACTATCTTTTTGTATTTACAAATAGAAGTGCCAATACAGAAGTAAAGTTTATTCAATTAAACAATACAGACGTAAGTCAATATAAGGACAGATACAATGAATTTAGTATCGTTACAAATACTAACTTTGCTACTGCTTTGAATGGTCAATATGATTACGATATATATGAGCAGACAAGTACGTCTAACCTTAATCCTGCGGGTTTAAATTTATTAGAATCAGGGATTATGGAGTTAGTCGGAACGCCTTTCAATTTTACGGAATATACTACAACGGACACTTATAAAATAAGACAATAATGGATTTAAGAGTACTAACATTTGCGGAAGCCAAGCAGCCTGAATTTAAAGAAAAGAAAGGCGAAGGATATATTCAGTATGGCGATCGCAACGATTACCCCAATTACTTAGTTGAACTTTTTAATAAGTCAGCCAAGCATAATGCTATCATAAAAAGCAAGGTGCATTATATTACTGCAAATGGTTGGTCAGGAAGTCCAGAGGCAGATCCTTTTATTAAGAAAGTTAATAGAATGGAAAGCCTTGAAGATTTAACAAGAAAGGTGTCTTTGGATGCTGAATTATTTGGAGGTTATTATTTAGAGATTATTTGGTCAGTTACAGGTCAATTAGTTGAAATATGGCATTGCGATTACACTAAGATTCGTACCAATAAAGACAATACACAATTTTGGTATAAGGAAGATTGGGGGGATAGGGCAGAAAAGGCGGAGGTTTATCCTGCTTTTAATCCTGCTAATCCATACGGCAAACAAATCCTTTACATAAAAGAATACCGCCCAAATATGGGTTACTATTCATTGCCAGGTTATTTTGGTGCGCTTAATTACATAGAATCAGATATTGAAATATCTAAGCACGTTTTAGCTAATGCACAAACAGGGTTTTCTGCAAGTAAACTTATTACCTTACCTAATGGCGATCCTTCGGATGATGAAAAGCGCAATATTGAAAAACGTTTTACAAATAGATTTAGCGGATCAGATGGCAAAAAGTTTATTTTAGCTTTCGTAAATGATAGTGCAAGAAAGCCTATCGTTGATGATTTAGGAACTTCTGATATTACAAAAGAAGATTTTGGGCGTGTGGATATGCTTATTCAAACTAATATTTTCTGCGGACATCAAATTACAACGCCATCTATTTTTGGTATTGCAGAAGCGGGAAAATTAGGTAGCCGTTCGGAAATGCGCGACGGATATGAGATATTTAAAAATACTTACGTTAATAGTAAACAGATGCACCTTGAAAGTGTATTTAATATGCTATTTAAGTATAGAGGTATTGAGGACGCAGAATTACATATTATCCCAACGGAGCCTATCGGATTTGAGTTCACGGAAAACCTTTTAAAAGAGATTGCACCTAAAGAATGGTTGCTTGAAAAGGCGGGGATTGATATGAGCAAATATCAGGCACCAGAGGAAGCGGTTACAGTTGTCCAATCAGCGCAATTTAAGGACGATTTCAGTGTGTTTTATGAGTTTGGCGAGGATAAGGCTTCATACAATATTTGGAAGTCTAAAACGCGCTTTAATGACGATTCTGAATATCAATTATTTGCAGAGGTAAATCAATTACAAGCGAATGTGCTTGATTTGATGGCTAAGGATAAAAGAATAACGCCGCAAGTTTTGGCGAGTACCTTAAATCAAAACGTGGATACTATCAATCAAGTGATTAAAAAATTGATTGATGACGGGTATATTCAAACAAATCAATACACAATAGGTACAGGGATTGATGAGAATGTGATTACAGAGCATACTTTGACAGAGCCTTTAAAGGATATTATAGAAAAGATTAAGCCACAGACAACGGAGTTGCTAATTAGATATTCTTATGAATGGAAAGCAGGATTTAGCAATGCAGATAAGGATACAAGCCGTCCATTTTGCGTGGCTTTATTAGACGCAAACAAGGTTTATAGCCGTAGCGAAATAGAATCAATGAGTGCAAGATTAGGTTATTCAGTATGGGATCGTAAAGGCGGTTGGTACACAAAGCCTGGTACTAATGACCACGAGCCAAGTTGCAGGCATCAATGGGTTTCAAACATAGTAACAAGAAAAAAATAATGAGCAAGAATACTTTATTTATATCAGTTCAGTCAATTAAGGACAGAACAGGATTGCACGCAAACGTAGATGAAAAATTAGTATTGCCTGAAATCAAGACGGCGCAAGATATGTATATTTTGCCTGCATTGGGATCAGCACTTTACAATGAATTACAAACGGCGGTCGATAGCAATACATACACAAATTTACAAACTACTTTATTAGACGATTACATTGTAGATACATTGATTTATTTTGTAATGTCTGAATTGCCACAGGGCTTGTCTTTTCAGTTTTACAATAAAGGGCTTTTAAGAAAGTCAGGCGAAAATCAAGAAAACCCTTCAATGCAAGATATGATTGACGTGGCTAACAGATACAAAGCCAGAGCAGAATTTTACAAGCAAAGATTAATTAAATACCTAAAACAAAACAATGCTTTATATCCTAACTACCTAAACTTTGGTAGCGGCATTGATTCAATCAAGCCTGATAATGAAGGTTACACAGTTTCAATGTATTTAGGGGATGCTTGTTGCAATGATGATTACGACGGCAAGTATAAAAAAACATTTGAGGAAAGGTATCAGGGCAATATTGGATGCTGCTAATATGAGTAAACAAGTAACTATAAAAAACCAAAATAAGCTAAAAGTTTATTTGGAAAAAGCAAAAAAGAATGACATTAAACCAAATAGTCAGCGAACTGACAAAGATAGGAAACGACCACGAACAAATTAATTTTGTTTACTTTGGGGATGTCTGGGAACGTTTAAGCAATGGCGAGGTTACTTATCCTGCTATGTTTTTTACGTTAACAGGTGCTACAATAGGAGCTAAAGAAATAGATTTCAATTTTAGTTTTTACTTTATGGATAGGATGCTATCAGAGGAAACAAACGAAACGGAAGTTTTATCAGATCAAACATTGGTAGCACAGGATTTTATTGCTCAATTAAGATACCCTTTAGATTATGGAGTAGTTACTTGGACGTGCGGGGATAATATTCCAATTACATATTTCACGGAATCTGATCCTGATTTTTTAGCAGGCGTCAAGTGTGATATTACTTTGAATTTACCATTTATAAACAATAGGTGTCAAGTACCTTCAAATTATACTTATTAATGGAATCAAAAAAAATTAATCAGTTAGCGACAAACGTTGCACCGCAAACTTCTGATTTAACAATTATAGGCGATCCGATTACAGGAGTAAGTAAAAAGATTACGTTATTACAGATAGCTAATTTATTTGCTACAACGGGCACTGTTACAAGCGTTGCGGTTACAGAAACAGGAAACGCTTTAACAATAACAGGCAGTCCAATTACAAGTGCAGGTACGATTAATATAGGATTTGCGGGGGATGCTACGCAATATGTTAGAGGGGATGGCGCAT